GTTACGACTTTAACCGGAAGATGAAAACATTTCCGTTACTTCCACCGCGATCATACTCGAAGAACAACGGCGCATCGGCAAGGCTTATCGGATACCGCTGCAAGAACTTCCGCGCGCTAATGTAATGGCGTCCGTCCACCGAATAATAGGCGTTGTCAGCTTCGGCGATACCAGCGCCAGGCTTGACGACTGCGAGAGCTTGGTCGACCGGACTGTACGCTAGGGCAATGCGGTCATACGCTTGTACGCCGATGAAACTACGCAAGGCAGCGTTAAGGTAGAAACGGCGGTGCTTATCGAGTGTGATTACGGGCAAGCCGTCGGATGGTACGAATTCGAATCCGGTTAATAGTGTGTTTACTGCTGCGTTTGGCATGGCGATGGACCTCCGTGTAATTTAAGTTAACGTAATTATACAACAAACGTATTTCTAACGCAAGTAAACGAGAGAGGGCGATTATATGAGCGAGATTAAGCGAAACCCGTTCCTAGATTTACTTTTAAACGAAGGCGCAACGCAAGAAGAACGTAACGAAGCTGCGCATGTCTATATTAACGATCGCGACGGATATATCAATGAAGAAACCGCAACGGATATCGGTCTTTGGATATTATACGGAGCAAAAGACGTATCGGTTGCCACACAAATACGCCTAGCCCGATATAAAGCGGAAGTAGGAGGTGCGACATGCGAAAGGGAATAGCGAGACTAATGCGAGACTACTACGAGTTGAGGACACGCACAGAATACGTCGGTGATTACGATACTGCCATAATGCTAGCGGATTTAATGGCGCAAATAAACGGCGATATCCTAACGCCTAGACAACGTCAGTTTATAGCGATTTACTACTTTGTCGGGCTGACTTTTGAAGAAATCGCTATCGTTATGCACCTAGCATCGCCCAGTAACGTGTCGGACGGACTTTACGCTGCGTTAGATAGATTAGCTGATACGGATAATACAAGGTTTAAAAATAGAACTCCCGAGAATTTCGCGGACTACGATGGGGCTGTTTATCGTTGGTTAGATGGTATAGCTGAAGGTAAGCCGATTAAGGAGCCTTCAAGACGCGTACTTCTTTCAATTGCTACTGTGCTTAGTAAAAGCGACGGCAACTCTGCCGAGATGCTAAGACAAAAGAGCGAAGGATTCGTTTACCTTGACGAGAGTATGGGCGAGGAATATCCGCATCTAAGTGATTCGCAAACGCGTTGGGTTGATCGTCGTATAACCTTAGTAGAGGACGTATTCCCTGTCGGAGATATAGTAGGCTCTCAACGTTACGCACCTCTGCCGGAATATAATGGCGATGAAGGAACCGACGATGAATACCTATTATCGAGAACTATCAAAACAACGGGTCGACGTAAGTTGTTTAAGTTAAGGGGGAATTGACGTGTTCAAATACGAAACACCTTCGAAAAGTACTACGGTAAAAGTAGGTAACATCGTTAATTTAGGAAAGGGACTGCGAGGCGTATACGTAATACGGGACGAGTTTGGCGGATGCTTGTACGTAGGTCAATCGAAGAAATTACGTTTACGACTGTTAACACACGTCAGAAGTAGCCTATTCAGCGCGTACATAGCGACGGTGGACTTGTACTACTTTAATGACGGGTTCGAGCGAGAGATATGCGAGACTCTATTCATTAATCACTTGTCGCCTAAATATAACCGCGCAAAGGTATTCGAGGAAGTCGGCGAAGAAAGAGCGCGATTAGCTGACGAAATAGAGGAATTAGAGTCTGAGCGCACCTTGTTACGAGAAGAATTGCACGAATTACGAGAATGGTTGCGCAAAGATATCGATGTGACCGAGGAATTGTTCGACTACTATACCGACGAGGACGAGTGTCGTTACGCAATATGGGGCGAAGATATCCGATCTACTGAACGTATGCGAGAAGTTGAGGCGGAAATATCTCGTATAACCTCCGCAATTACCTCTCGATATAATTAGTTTCGTAGTTAAGTAGGTAAAAGCGGTGATTTACGCACCTATAGTATGAGAGGGGTATTTTTATACTCCGATAATATACCGAAATAACTAGAGCGAGCATACTCCGTGTAATTAGCGGCAAGGCTCGCTTTTAATTTTATTAAACGGAGGCGATTATTTAATGGAGCGATTCTACTGCTACTCAACTACGCTTATGCACTTCCTTAAAGCTAACGGAATTAGATTCGAATATACGACGATACACAACCGTACTGGCAACCGTATGTGGATATTCGAAAGAAACGATACGCTGCGATCATTGCTCGATGAATACGACGAACGTAAGGCGAAAGCCCTTAGTTAACGGAACTTAAATTAGTGAACGGAGGAATTAGTTATGGACGAGTTAAACGTCAACCTAACGCAAGAACAACGCGAGGTAGTACGTCAGAAGGATTACGTATTATCGAAGGGTAATAAAGTCGGATATGCTCCGATACCACATACGCTATATCAACGTGTATTGCCTGAGTTAGTCGCCAAGTATGACGGTCAGACAGCGCGTGATTGCGTATTCCTTTATACGTATATACACGCTTATGTTCACGGTACTAGCGGTAAGAACGAGTATATGTGGGCGTTTCCTACCGTTAAGAAGATACGTGAAGATACCGGAATACATGGCGATAGGATAAAGGGGTTATTCGATATATTAGAATCGGAAGGCTTGATACTAACGCGAAAGATTCCGTGGTATGGTCATACGAAGAAGATGTACATGCCGTTGTATCCTAAGCAATTACTTTAGCGTGCTGATGCGATTCCCGTATGTGGGATTGATTCGATTCCCGTTAACGGGATTTAATTGATTCCCGTATGTGGGAATATAATAACAACGAACTTAATAACAACGAATTAATAACAATAGTAATAGCGCTTGCTAAAGCAAACGCAGATATAACTACGTAAAAGAATTAGCGTATATAGATATAGTACTACACGATAAAGAACTTAAGTGAAAACGAAAGAGAAGCGCCTGATTCCCGTTAATGGGATTCGGGTGTTTTCTATATAACGAAAGGAGAATCGGAATCATGGCGAAGAAACTAAACGAACAACATTACGCAGCAATAGCGATATTAGCAACGCCTAAACGTAGTGGATTAACGTATAAGCAAGTAGCTGAAACGGTAGGCATCGCAGAATCTACGTTGCATGAATGGCGCAAATTAGACGAATTTAACGAGGCAGTAAAAACGCAGGTGTTACGTAATGCAGTCGAGCATCTACCGGATATGTTTGCTAGTATACCGAAGCACGTAATAGAGGACGGTAATGCAGCGTTATTCCGTACGTACATACAGTCGCTAGGTATGCTGACGGATCGTATCGATATTAGTACGAGTGGTAACGGCAATGACGTAGACACTATGAAGGCGGAGATAGCCCGACTACAAGCGAAGGACTCCGATAAGGTATAACGTATGTACTATATAGAAGGAACTCCGTAGGTAGGTCGTAGTGAGCCGGAGTGAGCACCGTTTACATCAGGCGACTGCCTTCCGCGTGCGACCTCGAAAACGCTTTGGACAACGTTATACATTACGTATGCACTAAGATAACACGCTTACTATACGTAACTATGCGATATTACTACGATAAACACGTATGTATAAACGATTGCATATCGATAAGCATACGTAACTACATACAAACGGCGATACGACGGTGATTACGGGCATTAGCGAAGGTAACTCCGCATGATTCTGTTACCTTCGTTATGCAATCGTATGCAAAAACGGTGAAAATAAAAACCCCCGGGGTACCCGAATTCAGGAAATTCGTCAGAAGACGATATTTAACCGCGGAAATCAAAATTTCACTTTGACTTTACGGAGGTGCTCGCTGAGATGACGAACAAGAACGGCTATAACTTTCGATACAAAGACGATAAGTATACTATATTCACGCAAGTTTACGAGGAAGAAAAATTCGTAATAGGTGTTCGTAACTTAACGGATACGGACGCTGTTAAATTCGCAACGGACGAAATAGACTACGTAATCTACGAAAATGGCGCATGGAAGTCCGTAGTTGAACTAATAAACGAATCATCCGATACTGTACGATACTAAATAGAGCCAACACGAAAAAGCCTCCGTCACTTTAAACGGAAGCCCATCGTATTGCATCCGTTATAAACAAACGGAAGTATAAACGTCGTCGATGTTCTCGGCTTCAATGCCGATATAGCGTAAAGTCTCACGCTGCGACGAATGGTTAAGCACGCGCATCAATAACGCTAAATCAGTTCCGCCAGTATAGGCGAAGTAAGCAAACGTTTTACGTAGCGAATGTGTGCCGAAGGATATCGTAAGCCCAGCACGTCTAGCAGCAGCGTTCAATATACGCCATGCCTGTACACGACTAATCGGCTGGTCGCCCGTACGTGACGGAAATAGGAAATCGTTAGCTGACGCATCGGACGGCACTAATCGCTCCACTGCGTTTTTAATTGCGTAGTTAATGCGTATAGACTTACGCTTGCCGGTCTTTTTCTCGGTAAGTACGATGTAATCGCCGTTAATATCGCCTACGGTAAGAGTCAGTATATCGCTTATACGTAGCGACGAATTAATGCCGACGATAAACAGCAGTAAATTGCGACCATGTAGCGCAGATTTCATGCGGTTAATATCTTCGATACTTTTAAGCGGTTGGACTTCGTTCATTGGACATCGCTCCAATCTCGTTATGTTACATTCAGTATAACACGCAAAAATAACGCAAGTCAAACGATAAATCGGAAAGGAGGCGATGCACTATCGCATGGGTAAACAACGAATGGATAACGTCAGCTAAACGCAAGGAACTAATCGAAGTCTATGCGGAGTACATCGCCACTGTAGACGGTAAATACACGACAATTGACGACATTGCAGACGCAGGAATGCTCGAGGAATACTACGACCGCCTGACGGAGTTACGTCGATTAGAACGCATAGAACGGTGCTCTAGCGACCTAGCCGAGTTTGCTATCGAATATTTCAGTGAAGCACGCAACCCCGGTAACGACGGAAATTGGGACGGATTCGACGCAACAAGCCCCGACGACTTGCCGAAGTTTCATACGAGCCTAGTCGGAATGATGAACGATGTATCTAACGTAGAACGTAACGCAAAAGTAGCGGCTGCAATCGCTAGGTCCCACGGCAAGTCGACGTGGCTATCAAAGGGATTCCCCGTAGCGGAAATATGCTTTAGACGACGCAAATACGTAATCATCATATCCGAAACGCCGACCGTAGCAAAGGCGAATCTCGAATGGATTCGGAATCAGCTAAAAGGAAACACGAAGCTACGCAATGACTTCGGCCCACTACTATCACCGAAAGACCAAGCGAATGTGCGCGACAACGGTGAGGAATTCATCGCATGGCACGACAATGGTAGCGGAGGACAAAAGCAATTAGCGTTAGTACAGGCGGCTTCAACAGGACAAGCGCTACGCGGACGTAACTGGAACGGCTCACGACCGGATTTAATTATCTGCGATGACCTAGAGGATGCAAGACCCGGCGGTAACGCAAGTACACCCGAGCAACGACAGAACTTACGCAATTGGTTTACACAAACGGTCATGCCGTTAGGTGATCCGAAAGGTGAAAAGACCGCGTTCGTCGTAATGGGAACAACGGTACACAGGCAAGCGCTACTAATGCACATCCTTTACGAGCGTGCGGATTTCAAGTCGCAGATTTACCGAGCGATAATAACACCGCCAGTGAACGCTAACTTATGGGAACAATGCCGTTTGATTTATACGGATAGAGACATACCGAATCGAGCGCAAAAGGCTCGCGAGTTCTATGACGCAAACAAGGCGCAAATGGACGAAGGTGTCGAAGTTCTATGGCAAGACGTTCAGCCAATATGGCGCTTAATGACCTGGCGATACGATAACGGAAGCCTCGCATTTAATACGGAGTATATGAACAACCCGATAAGCGAGGAAGATATGCTGTTCAACCCGGAGAACTTCAAGTACTACGACGGACCAATAAACGCGCTAGAGGATAGATATAGCGTGTCTTTTGGCGTGGATATGGCGATGGGAAAATCACGCGTAAAAGGAGATTACTCAGCCGTTACAGTTCTAGCGAAGGATAAAGAAAGCGGAAGTGTTTATGTAGTAGATTCGTACGGTGAGCGCTTAAAACCAGACGAATTCATTACCGCTATTGTCGATATGGTTCGGAAATATCAACCTACCGTAATAGCCGTTGAGTCAAATTTAGCGCAGGAGTTTTTCGCGGACGAACTTAAAAAGGCGTTACTTCGCATTGGCTACAACGCAGAGCAACGATTGAAAAAGATATATCAGCGCACACGTAAAGAACTACGTATCGAAGCGATGATGCCCGACATTGAAAACGGCACAATAAAGTTTAATCGTAGACACGCGCTATTACTAGAGCAGTTCGAAGGTTACGGACAAGGCTCGCATGACGATTTACCCGATTCAATGGCGATGGCTTTATCAGCGCTTGCAGACGGTGACGTGTCCGTATCAACCGTAAGGCGAAATGACCGCTGGGCAACTGGCACACGAAACTACAACGAAAGGAGTCGACGCTAATTGGCGGATTTCAATATTATGAACCCGGAATCACTCGACACGCTACTATTCAACCCGTTCCAGCAAGCGATAGGCGAAAAGGAACATAGACGTCTGCAAGGTCAACACGGAAATTACTTATACTACGACGGTTATCAGCATAAAGGCGCATCGGACGAACTCGTTAAGGCGGAGGACGTACCGCGACCGCAAGGACTCGATTATGACCCGACACGCTTCGTATCAAATTACGCTCGCCTACTCGTAAGCAAAAAAGCGAAGTGGCAGATGTCAGGCGCGCAAGGTATCGACGTAATCACGCGCAGACTAGGCGAAGAAACGTCCGCAGAACAACAAGCGGAATATGCAAGGGCCGACGCATTAGAGGCTATAATCACGCAATTACGACGAGAGAATAACGCTAAGTCTCGCTTAATACAAGCGGCTCGCGATCGTCTTATCGCAGGTCGTGTAGCGGTGAAAATCCTATTCAATCCGACGAATGGCCGCTTGAAATGGGTATGGCATCCGGACACCGAAACGTTTCCCGTTTATAGCGAGGATGACTTCGAAGATTTAATCGCTTGCCATTTCGTACGTGAAAAGACGATTGACGGTGCGTTATTTTATCAGAAGCAAACGTTTGAAATGATCGACGGCGAATGTTGGCTATCGGAAGGCTTATACGATGAAGCACTGAAACGCGTAAAGGTAATAACGGAGAAAGCATCGATGGGTATAACGTTCCTACCGGTCGTGTTAGTGCCAATCGAGGACCTAGCGGGCGAAGCGGCGATGTCAAAGGAATTCGATGATATCCGCACACTATCCGCCATCTTAAATCAGATGAACGAGGACGCAATCGACTCGCTGAAATTCGAAATGTTCGGCATCACGGCGCTAATTAACGCGGCACCTGGAACGGAACAGAAACTCGATATAGCACCGGGCGCATTAGTCGCAATTAACGGTAGTGGCGATACTACGCCGGACTTGAAGAAAGTCGAAGGTGGCTTCCGTTGGAATGAAGCGCATAAGGCGGTTATCGAGCGCACGAAAGCGACTATGTACGAATTAACATCGCTACCACAATCGGCAATCGGAGATTTGAATTTCGGCGGAATGAACAACGACGCAATGCGCATCGTATTCCACGATATTATCCAAGACACCGAAGAACACTGGCTAACGTGGGGACCGAAGCTAGTCGAATTACACGAAAAGTCTATCCGCTATCTACAAGCGCGCTCAACTACGGCTAAAACGTTCGCTTACGATAAATCAGCGCTAGCACTTATCGGCGACAACTACGAGCACGAAATTAAATTCTCGTTACCATTACCGGACAACCGTGCGGACTTAATCGAATTACTATCGCTAGAAATGGCGTCAGGACTCGAATCACAAGCGGGCGCATTATCGAGAGCAGGCGTTGAGAATACGGCAGCTAAGCGCGAGGAAATAGCGCAAGATGTTAAGCGGGCGCAAGTATCGCAAGACCCGTATGGCGAGACGCAAGAATAAAACGAAAAGGGGACGATTTAAATGGCGGATAAACAATCACGCGAATCAATCGTAGAGACGAAAGTATCGGACGGAGTTAACGAAAGCAGTATCAGAATGGCATCGAAAGAGATTACGTTAAAAGTAGGCGTAGATGTGTCGGATGCAATCACGGGGCTAAAGGCGGTACAACGCGAAGCTAAGAAGGCATCGCAAGAATTAAAATCGATGTCAGCGAATGGTTTCAGAATCAGTAGCGAAGGAACCATTTCGTTAGATGGCGGTAATATCTATTCGAATATATTTACAACGTCCGAACTAGATGGTTTAGTATTGGCGAAAATGACTACGGAGCAATTATCAGAAGAATTAGCGCGTAGAGAAGGCGTCAGTATGGCGGATTTTTACAAAGGGACGGAATTCAAATTCGACGGACCAGGGCGAATAATTTTAATCGAAAAATAAACGAGACAACGACCGATACGCGACGTCGGTAAAAGCATCGGAAAATATAGTCACACGGACTTTAAACGGGAGGTAACAACATGAACAAACCGAAATTACTACGATTAAACTTGCAGACATTCTCGGAGGAACCACCGGCTGAACCACCTACTCCAGTAGACCCGCCGACACCAACGTACACGCAAGCGGACATCGACCGTATTGTAGGCGAACGCCTCGCACGCGAAAAGCAAAAGGCGGATAAAGCAATCGAAGAAGCGAAAGCGGAAGCTGAACGT